GTTACAGCAAGTAAAAGAGGCTTCAAACGAAGGTCATCAGTACGTTCAAGAGAAGTCTTTAAAGTTCTGTAAACAACAAGAACTTCAGAAGGTAATGAATAAGGCTCAGAAGATTATCGATAAAGGTGATTTTGAGTCTTATGACCACTTGGAAGAAATGGTTCGTGAAGCGTTACAAGTTGGTGAAGTTGACACGGGAACTGCTGATGTTTTCTTTAATTTGGATGAGGTATTGGATGATGATTTCCGTCACCCGATTCCGATGGGAATAACTGGTATAGACAACCTCTTAAAGGGAGGGCTAGCAAAAGGTGAGATTGGTGTGATTTTGGCACCCACAGGGGTTGGTAAAACCACCGTCTTAAGTAAGATTTCAAATAATGCATTTAACTTAGGTTATAACGTCTTACAGATATTCTTTGAGGATAACCCAAAAATTATTCAAAGAAAGCACTTCACAATGTGGACAAAAATTGCACCTGACAATTTGTCACTACATAAAGAAGAGGTTTTAACTAAAGTAAAAGAAATTAAAGAAAGTGCACCTAATCGTTTGGTTTTGAAAAAGTTACCATCTGACCAGTTAACTATGAGTCAGATTAAGAACCAGATTCGTAAGATGATGGCTGAGGGTACCAAGATTGATATGGTGGTGTTAGATTATATTGATTGTATCGTCCCCGACCGAAATTTGGGTGACGAGTGGAAAAGTGAAGGCTCAGTAATGAGAGGTTTTGAAGCGATGTGTCACGAGTTAGACATCGTAGGGTGGACCGCCACACAAGGTAACCGTTCCTCTATTTCATCAGAGGTGGTTACGACCGACCAAATGGGAGGGTCCATCAAAAAAGCACAGGTCGGACACGTTATTATTTCCGTTGCGAAGTCACTTCAACAGAAGGAGATGAACTTGGCGACAATTGCAATTACCAAGTCCCGTATTGGGAAAGATGGGATTGTATTCGAAAACTGTAAGTTTGACAACGAGATGTTGGAAATTGATACGGAGTCGAGTGTTACATTCTTAGGTTTGGAAGAACAGAAAGAAGAAAAGAACAAAGAGCGTATCAAGGAGTTAATGTCTAGGCGACAACAAAGACAGTCCTAATTAAATAAAATAAGAGCATTATGGAAAGTTTAGTAGACAAAGTAAGTAACGATATTCGTTATGTAATTAAAAGAAGTGGGGACAAGGTTCCTTACGAAACAGAAAAAATAGAAATGGCGGTCTTAAAGGCGATGAACAGCATTGACAAAGTCGATGATGAAATGGCTGAAAAGATTGCAAGAATCACCACTAAGGCGATTTTTAGAAATAACAAAGACCACGTACCTCATGTTGATGAGATTCACGATATGGTTGAAAATAAATTGATGGATAACGGTTTGAATGATGTTGCAAAAGAATATATCATTTATCGAGCAAAGAACCGTCCAAACATCTTCTCAAAGAGGGTAAACCTTAAACCTTATGAATACCCAAATCTTAACGATTATGTGGACGCGATTCGTCATTCATACTGGGTTCATACGGAGTTCAACTACACCTCAGATATTCAAGATTTTAAGGTTCATTTGAATGAAAAAGAGAAAACTGCGGTTGAAAGAGCGATGTTGGCAATCTCACAGATTGAAGTTGCAGTTAAAACATTTTGGGGTGACATCTATAAGAGGATGCCAAAACCTGAAATTGGAAATGTCGGAGCAACATTTGCGGAATCTGAAGTTAGACACGCAGATGCTTATTCACACTTAATTCAGTTGTTGGGTTTGAATGGTGAGTTTGAAAACTTGCTTGAGGTACCAGCAATTCGTAGAAGAATTAAGTATTTGGAAAAATCTATTTCAAATTCAAAAGCAGTTGAGAATAAAGATTATTTTGAATCAGTGGTATTGTTCTCAATGTTTGTCGAGAATGTATCGTTATTCTCACAATTCTTGGTTATTATGTCGTTCAACAAACATAAGAATATGTTGAAAGGTATTTCAAATGCGGTTGAAGCAACATCCAAAGAAGAAAACATTCATGCTGAATTTGGTTTTGATTTGGTTAATCTAATCAAACAAGAAAACCCACATTGGTGGACCGAACAATTGGTTGAAGATTTAATCAATGCAACCAAAGAGGCGTATGAGGCGGAAAAAGAAATTGTTGATTGGATTTTTGAAAAAGGAGATTTAGACTTTTTAACTAAAGAACAAACTATGGAGTTTATTAAGTTCAGATTTAATGTATCATTAAACTCTATTGGTATTGATAGTATTTTTGAAATTAACGAAACATTATTAGAGACAACTGAATGGTTTGACGATGAAATCTTAACTACAAAACATACCGACTTTTTCTATAAAAGAAGTATTAATTATAGTAAGAAATCTAAGTCAATTACATCAAGTGATTTATTTTAAAAAAAAAGAAAAAAAAGATATGAAAGAAAGAAAACCTTTTGATTGGATTAATGAGGAATCAGTAGTTTTCCTCAGAAGAGGGTATTTGAGTGAAGGTGAAGAACCTTTGGAGAGAATTAGAACGATTGCAGAACATGCAGAGAAGTTGTTAGGTATTGAAGGGTTTGCTGATAAATTCTACAACTATATGGGTAAAGGATGGTATTCGTTATCATCACCTGTATGGGCGAACTTCGGCAAACGAAGAGGTCTACCTGTAAGTTGCTTTGGTTCCAATATTGGAGACAATATTGAATCCATTTTATATACACAGGCTGAGGTCGGTGAGATGAGTAAAATGGGTGGTGGTACTTCAGGATACTTTGGTAACATTCGTGGTCGTGGTGCTGAGATTACTGACAATGGACATGCACCTGGTGCGGTTCACTTTATGAATCTATTTGAGAGTGTTGTAGATAACATCTCACAGGGTTCAACACGTAGAGGTCGTTTCTCACCTTATCTACCCGTAGAACACCCTGATATTATGGAATTTTTGGAAATTGGTACCGAAGGATTCTCAATTCAGGATTTGACACACGCAGTTACAGTAACCGACCAATTTATGGAGGAGATGATTGCGGGCGATGATGACAAACGAGCAATTTGGGCTAAGGTTATCCAAAGACGAGGTGAGATTGGTTATCCATATATTATGTTCACCGACACGATGAATAACAAGGCACCTGAAGTTTATAGAGATAAAGGCGCGAAGATTTATAATTCAAATTTATGTTCTGAAATTGCACTTCATAACTCAGAAGAAGAGTCATTTGTTTGTGTATTGTCATCTATGAATGTACTTCACTATGACGAATGGAAAGACACAGACGCTGTTGAGACTATGACTATGTTTTTAGACGCGGTTGTTACTGAATTCTTAACTAAAATTGAGTCGTTGAGAGATAACGGAACTATTGAAGGTAAAAGAGCATTCTATAATTTGGAGAAAGCATATAATTTCGCTAAAAGACAAAGAGCGTTAGGTCTTGGGGTATTGGGTTGGCACTCATTACTACAATCTAAAAACTTACCGTTCGATACAAGAGAGACTGCAAAATTGAATGTTGAGGTGTTTAAACTTATTCAACAAAAATCATATAAAGCATCAAAACAATTGGCTGAGATGTTTGGTGAACCTGAATATTTGAAAGGTTATGGTCGTAGGAATGTTACATTGAATGCGATTGCACCGACAACCTCATCAGCTTTTATCTTAGGTCAAGTATCTCAATCGATTGAACCAATTTGGTCTAATTGTTATGTAAAAGATGTGGCTAAACTTAAAGTAACAATTAAAAATCCTGTTCTTAAAGAATTGTTAGCTGAGATGGGTAAAGACACCAAAGAGGTATGGAATTCAATTAAGAAGCAAGATGGTTCAGTTCAACACTTAGATTTTTTGAGTGACGAACAAAAAGATGTATTTAGAACATTTGCAGAAATTAATCAAGCATCAATTATTAATCAGGCTGCGGTTAGACAAGACTATATTGACCAATCACAGTCGTTGAATTTGATGATATCACCCGACATGCCGACAAAGGATGTTAACAAACTCCTTATCGACGCATGGCAATTGGGTGTAAAGACACTTTATTATCAACACTCAATGAATTCAGCTCAAGCTTTCGCAAGAAAGAAATTGAACTTGAATGATTTGCAATGTGTTGCTTGTGAAGGATAAACACAAATAAAACAGGAAATATGAAAACTCAATATATTTTCTGAGGTTAAGGAAAGAAAAAAAGGTCAGACATTGTCTGACCTTTTTATTTTATAGTTTAGATAAAATAATAGGACATTATATTTATGGTATATGCCAGGAGTTAAAACATATGGAATACAGTTTCCCTTTCGTGACAGCACGAGAGGTGACTACTTGCGTTTAACTGAAACTCCTGAAGATGAAATCAGAACTGACCTTTTACATTTAATATTAACAAGAAGGGGGAGTAGATATTATTTACCTGATTTTGGTACTCGTATTTATGAGTTTATTTTTGAACCATTTGACGGACCCACATTCGACAGTATTAAAGCAGATATCCAACAGTCAGTTGATAAATACATACCAAATCTACAAATAAATAACATAACAGTTCAACCATATTTGGAAGCCGATGAATTAGAAGGTGAAATAAATTATGAAGAATTAGGAGGTCAGGTTTTTAGAGTTGCGGGAAGAGGTACTGAAGAATATACTGCGAAAGTAAGGATTGATTATAGTGTACAATCAGGTACTTTTGAAAGTAGAGATTTCTTAATTATAAATATTTAAAGATAATGGCGAATAGAAAAATATCATATACGGATAGGGATTTTGAGGGATTAAGACAAGAACTCATAAATTATACTCAACAGTATTACCCCGATTTAATCAATAATTTTAATGACGCGTCAATATATTCGTTATTTTT